GGTAGCCACATAAACGCTTTGCGCTTCCAGCACGTCCAGACGGCCATCCAGAGCCGTATCAGCCGCAGCCCTTGCCGTAGTCTCCGCCGTCAGATCGGTTTGCAGCGTGGCAATGTCCGCTTCCGCCGCGTCAATATCGGTTTCCGCCGTCGTCAGGCGCGTTTCAGCCGAGGCCATGCGGTTGAGCAGGCTATTGACCCGCTGCGCCGCCAAGCGGAACCAGTCAGGCCGGTTCGCGCTCTCGGCAAGAGGCGTCATCGCTCGCCCCCAGCCTCAAAATCAACCTCGAACCCTTGCGCAAAGGTCCATTCCGTGCCCGCTGCAATCGACCAATAAGGCTGCGTGTAGCGGCCTTGGCAGCGAATGGGCATGATGCCGCTATCCCGGATCGAAGACGCCTCAACCTCGTTCGCCGCGTCACCCATGCGAGCGCGCATGTCGAAGGTCATCGCATGGCCCGTAGCTGCGTCAGTGATCGGACGAAGGCCCCTTACCCGCGCAACCCTGCCCGAAGCAAACTGCTGGAAAGACCCCCGGAACTCGGCTTTCAGTGTCGAACCCGAAAGCGAGCCAACAATATCATCCTGCACCACGTAGAGCCGAGGCGCGCCACCCTCCCATGTCGGATCATCAAGGCTGATCGTCATGGTATCGAGATCGGTGTAAGTCGTCGCCAGCGTCTCAAGCGACGTGGACAGCGTATAGCCCGGAAACACCGCCTGAATACGAAGCGAAACCGTGGACCACCGCTTGAGAACGTAGTTGTAGCACCACAGCGTGCCAGGGCGTCCCGGAACGCACCAGATCACCAGCTTGCTTTGCGGGTCTACCGTCGAATAGATGCCGTCGAAGTCATCGCGCGCAACAGATGCGACGAATTCCCGGTCAACCTTCTCGACACCGATAGGCGTGACAGCCTGCCCATCCTCAAGCGCCATGAAGCCCTTGTCTGACAGGAAGAACACCGTGCGCCCAAGCTGACAGACCGAACCTCTCGAAGCGCATCCGACCGAGGCCGAAATTTCATCGTAAGCGAACGGTGCAGCGCTATCCCCTGTCCGCGTCATGCGCACAAGGCGTTCACGCTGGAGGATGACCCCGTATTCACCCCCGGCAAGGCCCATGACTTCGCCGCCTGTCAGCATCGGCTGATAGGTCGCAGTTGAGGCAGGGTCTGTAAAATCCCAATCGGTGTGATCGTTGAAGCCGGAAGTGCGGATCGAAAGGCGGTCACTGGTATCGCCGCCAATGACGACGTAATCGCCCACGACCGCGATGCACCAACCAGCAGGAGCGCCGGTCAGGTCACCCGTTACCGCCGTGTTGAAGTCGGTAACCTGCGTGTCCGAACCGTTGACGCTGATGATGTAGTTGCCGAACTGCGCAAACCGCCATTGGCCATTCGGAGCCACGCCGGTAATCAGGTCAGTCCATGCCCCATCTTCCAGCTTCACAAGGCCGTCAGACGTGCCCACGATAAGCGTTGTGGAGCCATCGGAAGCAAGGAAGGCTGCACCACCCCGGAACTCATTGGCAAGCGCCTCAGTCTGCCCCACGAAGTCCCGCGCAGGCCCATAGCCCGTCGTGATCGGATAGCAATTCTTGGCAAGCACAAGCCCGCCTGCCAGTGAACCTTGATCCGGCAGGTATTCGGTGAGTTGGACCGAGGTTTTCACGGGCACACCAAACGCGGCACGAGCGGCCCGCCGAAGCGCTGACGGTTCAGATATTCACGGACTTCTGCCAGAGCTTCATCGAACAGGTTCTTGAAGGTGGCGGCGCGCTCGTCATTGGCGACATAGCCTTCAGCAAACAGCATCGAGCCGAAGAAATACACGTCCGGGTGCTTGTCCAAGATCGTGTTCGTCTGGACATCAGGACGGAGCGCGGCAATCGTCGGCTGATAGAGCAGCGTGACTGTTGCTGTTGTGGCTGGCCAAAGCTTCAGAACATTGGCTTCAATCGACCATGCGAGCGGGATAGAGCCTGTGGGGATTGTGTTACCCACCGCCTGACCATACTGCGGAAGAACCTTGCCATCATGCACGACGTGCCGAGCCATGCCGTAATCATCAGGCAGGACGCCTTCGCCATCAGTGCAAACGATGCTTTCGGAAACCTCGTCGAAATAGCCTTCAAGCGCCCGCCGGATACGCGCCTCGGCAAGTGCGATCATCTGCCCCGCGACACCATCAAGGTCCGAGCGGTCAAGCCAGTCGTTGATGGCCGCAACCAGCTCGTCGTAAGTGTCAAAGGCATAGTTGCCGGGAACGAAAATCGCCGTCATTGCCGTTCCCTCACATGATGATCCGCGCCATACCTGGCACAAGGAAGCGATAGTCGCTGTCCATCAGCTTCTTGGCGATGGCGTCGGAGTGGTCCGGGTTCCAAAGGTCGATACCTTCTTCCACCAGCCATTTCAGGCCGAGAGACGCCGGAATATGGCCAACGTGCCACATTTCAGAGCGCTTATCAGGGCCTTCAGCCCGCTTGTTGCGCTCGATAACAGCCTCGGTGTCATGGCCTTCGTAGCGGACCTGCACGCTGTCATCTTCGTCACCGGCACGAATGTATTTCTTGACGCCGTTGAACGAACCGTCGTCCAAAAGCTGCCAGTCACTCATTCTGCAAACCCCTTGGCCTTAAGGCTTTCAGGGTCCACGCATTCAATCACTGCCCCGACCGGGTAGAACCCGCCCTGACCATCCGAGACGGCATCGGGCTTCTTGACGGTGACGGTATGCGCGGAAAGTTCTGCCGCTGGCTTGAGAGCCGCAGCTTTGCGAGGACGTGCCATTGTTCACCTCGTAAAGAGAAAGGGGCCAGCCCGAAGGCCAGCCCCAATCAAGGTCAGGTCAGGTCAGGTCGCGAACAGCGCCAGAAGCCTTTTCGTTCAGGCAGCGCAGGGTGACTTCCGTGCGCAGCGCCTTGCGCGATGCAAGGCCGGTGGTTGCCAGATCGAACGGCACCAGAGCTTCACCGATCGCGATGTCCCAATATTCGGGATCGACGATCAGCGCATCGCGGGCCGAGGCAAAGCGGTCAGGGACAAACGAAATCTTGCCGAAGTCCGACAGATACACGTCTGCACCAGCCACGATGGTCAGCGCGCCCGTGTTCGGGCTGTTGTCCACGCGGTTGACGGCGAGGCCGGTGAAGCCCGCCTCGGTCTGCTTCTGCGTGCCGTTGGTGATGACCATCTTCGGATTGCCACCCTGAACCCAGATCGACTGAAGAACAGTCTTCAGCAGGGTTTCAGTGTAGGTGCGCTGGGTGCCGTTGGTGGCAGCAGCCACGATGCCGGCAGAGAAGCCACCGTTGGCACCCGATGCACCAAGCGAGGTATTGGTCGAGAGCCACGCAAGAGCGCCCGCCGACTTGCCCGCCGTGCCAGCAGCAGCAGCCACCGAAGCGTAGTTGCCGACGAAACGCTTTTCCTGGTCGGTGCGAATTTCGCGACCGGCCTTCATCATTTCGCGCGCCATTTCCGAACGGCGACCGGCCTTGTTGGTCCATTCGACAGTGGTCGAGGAACCAACGACCTTGGTGAAGATCTGGGTGTGGTTGCCGACGCGTGTGGTGTTGGCGCGGCTTTCGTTCGCCAGATCATCGCCCTGGATTGCGGCGTTGTCGTGGTTCGCCGCAGTCAGGCCGTCAGTCTGCCATTCGGTGTAGGTATTGGACGCCTTGGAGCGACCAATCGCCTTCATGAACGGGGTTTCATCGGGGAACAGCTCGGCGATCTTTTCGTCGAGGTCTTCACGAACGCCGACGCGGGCGACGTTCTGAATGGTATTGCTGGGAACAGCCATGGTGAAAATTCCATCAAAAAGGAGAGTGGAAACCGGGCCTCAGACGATGCCCGACGCTTCAAGATAATCGGCGAACGCGCTGGCCTTTTCCTCGCGGGATTTGGTGGCCTTCACGCGTTCCCAAGCCTTGCCCGCCTGCGCATTCCTGGACTGTGCCTGAGGTGCTGCGTTCGGACGGAGGTTGCGCTGCTTGGCGGCGCGAACCTTTTGCATCTGCTTGGAGATTGCCCGGTCATACTTCGCCGCCTTGTCTTCGGCAGCGGACAGACGCTCATAAATCGCCGCAATGGCCAGAACTTCCGGCCCGGTTGCGTTCTTGGCGATATGCGCGGGATCAAACCCGACGCTTTCCGCCAACTGGAAGACACCTGCCAGAAACGCTTCACGCGTCTCGGGATTGGCGATCTTCGGATGCGACATGAGTTCGCGGTCACGGGTCTGAATAAACGCCGCATCAGCCTGCGTTTCAGCCTCGTGACCCAGAGCGCGCACCTGCTGCATGAAATCATCATGCTGGGCCTTCAGCGCGTCGTATTGGGCTTTCTCTGCGATGTATCGGGCGGGGTCGTGCTGTGCCAGTCGCGGATCGGGCGCCTGTGGCTCGTAAGCCGCTGCCACCTGTTCCAACTGTGCGGCATATACACGCTTCGCCTCTGCGTCGGCTGCTGCTGCGCGGGCTTCTGCTTCGCGCTGGGCATTGCTTGCCTTCGTCGTGGCCTCTTGGACCTGTGCGTTGCGGCGGTTTTCACTCTCGGCCCATGCTCGCTGGGCTTCCGGGGGAAGCTGCGCAAAGACCTTCTTTTCCTCCGCGTTCAGGCTGACAGGCGCATCGATGGCCGGTTCATCCGGTTCGACTTCCTCGTCTGCCTGTTCTTCTTCGCCTTCTTCCAAGGCTTCGGGGTCTAGTTCATCCCCTTCCTCGGCTTCTGGCTCGGAACCTTCGTCCTGTTCGTCCTCAAACAGGAAATTCTCAAACTCTGCCGCCTTGTCGCTTGCACTCATGGGTGCAGGCGCGTCAGCGGCTCCCGTATCCGGGTGGGCCATGCTTTCGCTCCTAGAATTGCCGAGACGTGGCGGCGGGTGTTACCGCTTGATTGCGGTCAAACGTGCGCGCGCCTCGGCTGCGAGACGGTCAGCCTCGATCTTGCCGGTATGCACGATGGATTGGGCCTGCCGGTCAATTTCCCCCGCGATGCGGTCTGCAAGGGCATATTCGTAGAGCTTGTCTCGTTCAGACACGCCTAGCGCCGCAGCGGCCTCAAAATATCCCCGGCGAATGGCTGCAATGAAGTCTGCCATGCCGCCTTGCTCGCGGTAGAACATTTCCCACCGCGCGCCGCGTTCGACAGCATCCTGCCCACCCATCAGGCGGGACTGTTCAACCACGTTGATGTCGAGGACGCGAACGAGCCAGAGCGTGAAGCGGATCAGAAGCGCTTTCATTCAGCAAGGCTCCCGCCCGGACGATTGGTCGCGATCTGCGCGTCAACGGTGGCCTTCATTGCCATCTGTTCGCGGGCAAGATTGGCTTCCATGACCATCTTCTCACGCGCCAACTGCATTTCCTGCGCCGCCTTTTCACGGGCCTGCTGCATTTCCAGCGAGTGCTTTTCGCGCATTACGTCAATCTGCGCCTGCGCCTTCATGCGGTCAGTCTCAACCTGTGCCGATGCCTTGGCTTGATCCAACTGCAACTGCGACTGCGCCTTTTGCTGTTCAGCTTGGACCTTCGCCATTTCAGGATCTGGCTTTTCAGGCTTTGGCGGCGCGTTGGTCGGATCGACGCAGAAGTCGTCACCCTGACCAATGCCGGTATCGCGCGCTATGCCATCGAACCACTTGAACACATGCTCTTGATTGGAGAACCCAGCAGCGACAGACGCATTCAGCGCATCACCAAGCGCCATGCGATAGCCAATCCGCTTATCCTTCGAGTTTGTGCCCAAGCCCACACGGACAACGATGTTGATGTCGTCGGGCCACTGTGCCGGGTCTACCTCGCGGTATTGCCCATCGACCTTGACCTTGAACGTGTCACCCTCGGCACGCATCAGGCGGTATTTCTTGAGGAACAGACGCGCCATGCACTCGGCCAACTGGCGGGCAATCATTTCCTCGCCCTGCTGCCCCTGTGCCTGCATCATCGCCGTGCCGGTGGCGGTCTTGTTCAGCGCATCGGCGTCAAGGCCCTGGTTCAGCCTCGTAATGCCCGTGCGGCTCTCACGCTCCCCGGTGATCCACTCAAGCACCTGAAGCGAACGGCCCACGTCAAAGCTGTTCTGATAGGGCTGCACAGCGCCCACGCCGCCCTTGACGCGGATAGGGCTGCCGGGGATCGGATTGAGGATGTCGCTATAGGTTGTGGCGTCGGCAAGCTGCGTATCAACGATCGGGCGCGGCATGTTCGCAAATGCCATGCCATCCATGAGCTGACGCGCCACGAACGAGCGCACCAACTGAATATCGAGCACCTTGTCAGCCAGCGAATAGCCAACCAAACGGTGCGGACGCGGGAACGGGCAGAACACCGCAAAAGGCTGTTCCTCAACCGTCTCGATAGACCATTCGCCGGTCGCAGCGTCGATCAGGATTTCATTCTCAACGCGATAGACCTTGACCCGCTCGGCAATGCCGTCCCCGTCAATGTCAATGCGTGCGTATTCCTCGCACAGCAGAACACGCTCAAGCGCCTTGCTGCTTTCCTCGTCCCATTCGCGGTCAAGGTCGCGGCTTTCCACGTCATCAAGCTCGAATTTGTTCGTGGTCGGCAGCGCGTAAACCTGGTCCTTGTCAAAGCCCATTTCGACCAGATCGGAGCGGGTCTTTTCGCAGACGTGCGCCAGATAGTCGGCTTCGTCCTCATGGCGGGCCTTGGGCGAGAACCGAAACTCGCGCTTGGGCACGGCGTAATCGACAAAGCGCTTTTCGGTGCGTGTCACCTTGAGCTTGGCAGTGACCGAGCCGTCCTCGTTTTCGGTGGCGTCCTCGATCTCCACGCCTTCGGGCAATTCGCCCAACTGCACAGGATCAAGCATCACCGTTTCGCGGCTGACCTTTTCGACCGTCTCCACAACAGTCTTGAAGATGCCGATCTTCTTCAGCAGGCCATCAACAAGGCCGTCGTGCAGGATGCGGTAACCGTCCTGCTGGCGCATGAAGATGTAGTTAATGCCCGCCGTGGCGTCGTCAGCCGCTTGCTCGTCAGCTTCGTCAACCGCTTCAAATTCAACCGTGCGGTCGCCCGAAACGAACGTGCGCAGCACGGATTGCGTCATGTAGTCGATGGTTTCCTGAACGTCAGGCAAAACCACCTGCGAACGGCCATCGACCTCGTTGCCGAAGGGCTGGGCTTCGTAATAGCGGAATGCCTGATCGTCGAGTTCGTCCAGGCTCTCGTGGTAATGGTCAGCCGCGTCGTATTCGCGCTGGAGAATGCGGGCCAGTTCGGTGATCTGTTCCTCGCGGGATTTGTCGATCATACCATTCCCCGCTTCAATAGGCTCAGATCGAGAAGCCGCGACACTTGCGGTTCCTCATAGGCCACGCACATCAGGCCGAACGCGTCGGCAGCATGGCTTGAC